CAATCAGCGAAATGTCCTTTAAATTCACTTTCTTTTAAGAAAATAAAACCTTCAGAAGAATATACACTTAATTGGTATAATAACTCTGGGGAAGCTTTTGGTTTATCTAATAAAACACAAATTTCATCTTCAGAGCGTTTATGTTGATGGAGGAAATTAATTAAACGTTTAATTTCTTCCAGTTCATTACAAACTGTAATGGCGTAACTAATTTTCATAACTGTTTTAATATAATATTAAGCTGGGAGTAAGCCAATATAAGATAAAGCTTCCATAAAATCTCTTTCTTCAAAATGCTGAAGTGTCTCCATGTTCATTCTATACTCATAGAATTTGCCTGGTTGTTTTGGGATTGGGTATTTGTGTTTTTCTTCTTCTGTTACAGGTATAGCTTTAACAGCTGACCATTTCCAGTTATCTTTAGAAGCCCCATTAGCGAATATCATTCCTTGAGTTGGGTGATTGATTGTTTGTGGTAACCAAACAAGTTTAGTTTTTGGGTCTTCCCAAGCTAAATCTTTATATAACTCAGGCAGTACTTCTAATTGTTCTTTATAGAAATCACTATCTTTAGTCATAATTGAATTAGTCCAAAATCCACATGATAAAGACATCCAATTTGTAACATCAGGTGTCACTTGGATTTCATAACATAGATCGCCTCCTGATTTAGGACAGGTAATAATTTTATCAGACATTTTCTTCTATTTTTTTAAGTTTTGGTAATTCAATTTTCTTTAATTGAGGTAATTTTAACTCAATGTTTTTTGGAAATTCAGGAATATATTGAGTAAGAATAGAATCTACTTTTTCTTTCATTTTATCCCAACTAAATTCATTTTTACTTTTATATGCTTGGCGTTTAGCACCATCAATATATGTTTTATAATTCTCAAACATATTTTTCATATGATGTCCTACTTGACCAGTATCTACTGAAAACCATTGTGATTCTTTTAATAACCAATTATTAGCTGCACTTGGATGAACATTTGTTAATGTTCCAGATAACATTGTTACAAATTTAGAATCTAAGAAATCCTTTTGACCACTCCAATCAGTAGTAATAATTGGTTTTTTAGTTAGACTGAATTCAAGTAGTGGGCGACCAAAACCTTCACCTTTAGTTAAGTTGATCATAGCTTTTACTTTAGAATGATTATATAACTCATTCATTTCAGAATCACTAAATTCACCATGAAGTAAATAAACATTTGGTAAATCCTTTGAATTAACTGTCTTTTTAATCATATTAATTCGTTTTAGGATTTCATCTCGATCAATATATGAAGAGCCTATTTGAGATGTTTTTAAAATAAGAGCTGGTTTTTGTTTCTTGTTTTTAAAGATTTCATAAAATGCTTTAACTAACAAACCAACATTTTTCCTATCCTCACCTAAATCACCATTGATCCAGTGTCCTACAAACAGATAACAGAATTTCTCTTTAATATTATTTAACTCAGGGAATGAGTCTACAGTATCTAAAGATTTATAAACTTCAGTGTTAACACCTTCAAATAATACTTCAATTGGTTTTTCAACTTTAACTTGACCTATCTGTTGATTAGTTCGAGTATCCACTTTAGCTAAAATAGTATCTAAAAATGTTTTCTTTGAATGTTCTGATGAAGTTAAAACTAAATTCATTCTATTAACACCTTCAATCCAGTCACCAGGTGAGAGTGTTGTTTCAATACCTGCTGTTACTCCAATATTGAATTTACCAATAGGTTGAAATTCACTAGGAATTGTAATTTGCATCCACACTTCTGGTTGTTTAGGAAGTTGAGGCTGACTCCATAAATGCTCTTTTAAAAATGACCATTCTGGGTTATCATTAATAAATCCCCAAGGAGTGTTTCCCCACATTTGGGCTATAATTTTAACATCGTACTTATTTGTCTCAATGATAGCTTTAACTAAATCTCGAGAACGTGCTCCATATCCTGAGTAAGTATCAATAGGACATGAAATGAAAAATAATGGTTTATTCATAACTTTTAAAATATTAATATACTAATTCGTGAGGTACTACTTTAGGTTTAACTTCATTTGCATTTACAAGCTCATATTTTTCTCTTGGTTTCCAAGTTTTAAATAATTTATCTAAAGTGTTAATAACATTGACACCCATTTTTTTACCTGTAAATCCTGCTTCATCACTTAAAGCCCATTCACGGCCTTTTAAACCTCGTGATTTTCTTTCTTCTTTAGATAAATCATAAACAGCTTTAATTTGCTCAGCTGCGTCTTCAGCGTTACATCTATCATCCCAAATATAAGGAGTTAATGGTGAACCTTGAATTGAGCGATTAGTTGGGTAGACTGGAAATGCCCATTCACCATGTTCTTTGATTGTGCCTGTATGGTTTGAAGGAAACTTAGCATCAAAATCAATCCATTTACCTTTTTTACTAAAACGCATTTGATCCTGCATTCCACCAGTTACATTAGCAATAATTGGATTTCCTACTAATAATGCTTCAGTTAAACTTAGTCCCCATCCTTCATTATTAGTTAATAATATTTGAGCATCAGTGCTGTTGTAAAGCAAATTCATTTGATCTGATGGGAGCATATGTGGTGAAAAAATAATATTATATTTTTCATCATTTCCAAACAATAATTCTCTTACTGCTTCTAAGTCAGTACCATTATCATCTATTACTTGAGTATGTAACACAAACGCACAACGTTTTGCTTGCTCCTCAGATAATCCATCAATAAACAACTTATAAGCTAACATAGCATCTGGAATTTGTTTTCGGCGGATGTTTCGAGAGTTAAAGAATAAAGCAAAATCAATTTCTTTATTTCCAAATAGATTCTTTTTAAATTCTTTTAATTCAGATGTATTAACATCAAGTGGTTTAAAAATATTTTCATTTAAACCATGAGGTACATACTGAATTATTTTATTTTTAGCTTTATCACCTAATACTAGAGTATTAATATTTTTAGTTTGTTTAGAGATAGCTAGTAAAGCATCACATGATTCATAATATGATCTATTATACATTGGAGCTGGGTAGTCGTCCCAAATGTTAAGATAAATGATAGGCATTTTCTTTCTAATCTCATTTTCAATTTGGAACAACCAAATAAAATATCTTGGATCAGTAATTAAGAAAACAGCGTCTGGTTTTTCTATTTCAATAATACTTCTAATCAATCTAGCATCCCCATATCCATTACTTGGATACAAGATAACTGAACTGTCAGTTAATCCAGTGTGATTATTAGTATCATTTGATAGATCTAATCGTTTACCTGCTTCAGGGTGACTAATAGCTCCTCCAACATTAATCCAATTGAAATGTTGAGCGGTGTTCATTACTAATTCTTTAGCGACTGTAGCTACACCGGAGTGAACTCTAATATCATCGCAAATTAATAAGATTTTTTTCCTTTCATTTTGAGGAAGATAAGCAAAACTTTGATTCATAAAACTTTTATCGGTCTAAATTATTGTGATTGTGAATTGACTTTCTAAATTCATCTGATGTAAGATATAAATGAATTGTACGATCGACAAGCTTTTGTAAAGAGAATTTTCGCTTGACGCATTCTAATTTAAAATCTTCAAACAAGTCGCTTTGTACTTTAACGCTTGTTAATGTCATATCCTTTTTATCCATAACATTTATTTATATATAAATATATATGAGAGCACTATTTGTTACAAAGATCTTTTCTCTCATTAAAAGGACACCATTGGCAACTTTTGCTTGGGGTTGCGGGATGTGATACATCTTTGTATGATCCATCAATGTTAAAACATTCATTTAAGAAACTATCTATAGCGGTTAGTGCTTTTTTCATTTTGATTTTACCACTTGGAGGAGCAAATTCTTGAATACGACTTTGAGGAAACTCACTTTCCTCCCATATTTTTCTTTTTAAGATAACAAACTCAACATCAACATTCTCTTCAGGAACATTATATTGTTCACTAAAGTATTTTTTATAGAATAACAATTGAAATTGTTTACGTTCATCTCTTTTAGCATCATCGTTCCATCCTCGAGTAGACGTTTTAAAGTCGTATATTTTCCACTTATTTGTAGGCTCATGATACATTACAAGATCGATATAACCCTTGTATAAAACGTTTTTAAATGCATTATTAGGCGTTATAACAATAGGTAACTCACAAGCAACTAAATACCATCCTCGTTTACTAAAGTATTGTCCTTTACGTTTCTTAAAGAAATTTAATATAGCAATACCATCATCATAAAACTCCCTCATTTCAGCTGCTCCACTGAAGTGAGTGTTTTTATTTGTTTTATATTCTTCTAAATATACTTTTCTAAACTCGTCTTCAAAAAATGTTTCTATATCTATTCTATCTGCTGATGCTCCACTTTCATTATACATCACAGTGAGATAATGCTGAATAACAGTATGCATTGCGGTTCCGAACACAGTATGGATAGTAGGTTCATATTGGTGGAGATTGTCTTTATACTGTAGTTCCCATTTGTGAGGGCACTCATGATATATAGAGAACTGGCTATAAGAAATTGTTTTATGGAACGCATAGTTTATTTCTTGTATAGGCTGTTTTTGAATCGTTTTTACTATAGATGGTATTTTCACAATTCAGTTTCTTTAAGATATTGCTGTTTGATTTTTTCTAAATATAAGATAGCATCCATATGCTCTTGTTTAGCATGTTCTATCCAGTCTATCAAAGCTAAATCTTCTCTATCTAAGTCAGTACCATATTTTTCTTTACCTTTAACGCTACGCTCTTCAAATTGTTTTATAACTGATGTTACTATACTGTCTAGTTTCATTTTACTAACTTTTTAATTTCTTTATCTTCAATACCTTTCTTTTTAAGAATATCCCTAATAGTGTCATTATGAAGCATATGATAATATTCATCTGCCTCATGTAAAGAACATTCATAGTAAGAAGCTAAATGTTGTAATAGCTCCTCTTTAGTTTTGGTTTTTGATGATTTAATATATTTTAAAAACATGTTTTTCTTTGGAATCATATATAAATATAGTTTATATATTTTTTCCTTTTCAGTGTAAGGAATATTTTGAATTAAATTTACAAACTCAATATACTCAGGATTCATACTGAGGAAGCGATGGATCATATATGGGTTAAATGATACTTTATCTTCCTCAGTAAATGAGTCCCAAGATTGTTTTTCGTAAGTAATTTGTTTAAGCCAATCAAATATTTGCATATTCGTCTCGGAGTTCTTTAGGTAGTAACTCTACTAGCACTTTGCCTGTTTGTACATCATACATTACAGGAATAGGAATAATAGCATCTTCAGCTGTACCTGCTATAAATTTAGATACTTTTCTTAAAATTACACCTTCAGAGAAAATATGATTACCTTCAGGTGAAGTAATAGGCATTGAAGCCTTAATGTCAACATTAATGTTGAGTGGTTTTTCTGTCTTACTCATTTTTATTGTATTGTTTTT